AAGTAGATAAAATAGATTTAGATAAACAAGCCGCAATAGAAAGAGCTATTGCAAAAGACCAAACTGATTTTGAAAATACTTTAGCTGTTAATGAACAGTTAATGAAAAACAAAGAATTTAGTTTAAAAGAACAAGAGTTTGCGTTTAATAAAGAAGTAGAAAACAACAAACAAGCTAATTTATATGCAGACAGGTTAATAAAAATTGACGAATTAACTTTTAAAAAAGATAGTTTTGCTAAAACTCATGGATTAGATATTAAACTTTTTGAATTAAATGATGCAGAATTTGCAAATGCTAAAGCAGAATTTATGGCTAAGTTTAACTTAGATGAAAAACAATATGAACTTAATAGAGATGTATATGATGAAACCGTAAGATATAACAAAGAAAAAATTAGACTAGAAGAATATGAAGCTATGATAGATGCTGAAAAAGGCGTTACTACTTATAAAGGCTTAGAGTCTGGTAATGACATAAAAATAAGTTCTTTTGGAGAAAATGAAAACGAAAGATTATTTAGTAAAGTATCTTCTTATAATAATTTAACTAATGAACAGATAATGTTATTAGAACCTAAAGAAAAGCAAAAATTACAAAAAGATATTAAAGCGGCATTAGGTCAATTAAAATTAAAAGGTTACAATAAAGAACAAAATACTTACATTGATTTTACTTTAGACTATCCTAATTTATTTGGTCTTGATGTGCTTAATGAAACATTTGAAGCTGTATTTGATGAAATAAAAGATGACCAAAAACAAATACTTAATGAGTCTGGAGTAAAATCCGATGAGGTTGCATTAGTAAGTGACGGTAAAAATATATCTGCACTACCAATGAATTATCAAACTATTGCAGACCAAGCAGGGTTTGATACACCAGAACAGGCTTCAAATAGTATACAAAAATTAGTAGCTACTAATAACAAGTACAAATCCTTTACTAGTGATTTATCTCCATTTAGAGATGCACAATCAGTTTATGCTACTTTTGTTCAAGAAGGTATACCTTTTAGTATGTTACAATTAGCACCAGAATTAGATTACTTACAAGAATTACCCGCTAATTCTTCTGTAAATTCACAATACTATGCTAACTTAGTAGAAAAAGCAGAAGACTTAGGTATTATTGGGCCTAACGGTGAAAACGCTGATGTATTATTTAATATGATATACAAAGTACAACCTATGGCTGAGGTAATAGCTAGAGGTGGTTCTATCAGAACAGCATCAACACCAAAAGATGCAGGATTTACCACTGACCAAAAATCGGCGGCAAGTCAGTATGAAGCGGCATCTAACTCAATACTTACTATTGATGAACTAATACTTAGAATAGATAGCTTACCAGACGATAGAGCTTTTGGTTTAGCTATGTCTGCGGCATCAATCTTTGAAAAAGTAAAAGATAGTGCGGCAGGTGTACAGATGCTTATTAGTAGAGTAGAAAGTAATGAAGTAGATATGACAGCAGAAGCTAGACAAAAGTTTCTTGATGGATTAAGGTCAATAAGCACAAAAGGATTAGCAGAAGAATCAGCTAGAATAGGTTACTTAAAATTTTCATTAGCATATCAAATGTCTATGGCACTACAAGGTGGTAGTGGTGGTCGTACAATATCTGACCAAGACGTAGACAACATGTTAAGAGCTTTAAATATGGATGGTATTTTACAAGATGCTGACCAAGTTAAAGCTTCACTCACTACAATAAAACAATTTATGACAGGTATAGCTAACCGCTCTAAGTATGAAGCTATGGGTGATATGAAAGGGTATAGAACTAAACCTCATGTCATGGGTGTTATGAACGCATTAAGTATAGGTAACTTAGAAGACTTAGCACAAGAATTAGAAGACAAAGTGTACGGAGAAATAGGCGAATCACTAACCGGTATGGATTCACAATCAATAGGTATAAACGATTGGAATATTAATAGAGATACTGACGGTAATACTATGTGGAGAGTATTTCAAAAAGACGGTTATCCTTATGTATCATTTGTTGATAAAGATAAAGGTAATTATTTTATGACTCAAGAAATGTTAGACAACTACAAGGACAGTGAAAAAGGTAGTAACAACTCTGTGGTAAGAGACATATCAAAAATACCGGATGGCCCATTCCCTAACAACTTAATAGGTCTGGGAGATACAGTAATAAAACAAATAGGACAGTAAATGACATCAATTTTGGAAGAGCAGGTTAAAAATACTATACCCTCTGAGTTAGAATTTTATTTTGATGAACAAACTTTAATAAAAGAAAGAGGTGTATTGGATGGCAATAAAGCTGTTGGATATGTAAAACAAGATGGTTATGATGGCGTAAAACCTATCTACATAGATAAAGATAAATCTTACTCAGAAAAACTGCTTGAGCTATATGACTATAGAACTAATCCACCAGAAGGATTTTCTGTTACACCAATTGACGAACAAGTAAATAAACTATTTACTGATACGAGACAATACTATGATAAGAATGGTGACCTTGTAAAAGTACCGGATGATGAATGGAAAATAACACATCAATTTAAAAGATTTATAGACCCTGCATCTAAAATAGTTCCATTTTGGCAAGGCGAATCTGAAACAAAAAGAGAGTTTGAATTTGCAGACCAATTAGCTGAATTAGGTTTAAGTAAAGACCAACAATCACAAATAAGTAAAGCAATGGAGAATACAACATTTAAAGATTATTTGTTGTCCGAAGCTCCAGATGAAGGACAAGTTCCTTTCTTAATGCAAGTACAAAATCTTGTTGGTAATGTATATGACTTTGTACCAGACATGGCAGGCATGGGTATATGGGCGTACAAAGGTATAACAAAAGAAAAACCCGACACAAAAGCTTTAGAAGAAGGCACAATTAGTTATCAAGAGTTTGAAGCACAAGAACATGTAGCGGCTATGAATAACCTAGACACTACAAGATTTTTTGAAGACCTTCGTAGTAAAACACCTTTCATAGCACCGTATAAAAACTTATACAAAACTATGGTGTTTAATGCAACTCAAGACGAGTTTGGCGAAGGTATAGTACTAAGTGATGAACAAGTAGATTTAATGTTTAAAGAAGGCCCTGTTACTTATCAAGTAGCAAGAGTGGCAACAGAAGCACTACCTTATGTACTTGCAATAGAGGGTGTAATAATAAAAGGTTTTGGTTTAGTAAAAGGAACTAAAGCTTACGATGATGCATTAGAGTATGTTGCTAAAAATACACATAAGCATGGTTCACCTTATGAGGCTATTGTTGCATACATGGAAAGAGATGCTATAAAAAAAATGTGGATTGACACACCTCGTGGTAATAAATTCATGAACAACGTAGTAAAAAGGTTTGACAAAAAAAATGTACAGCTTACTAAGTTAGAAAAAGCATCTATAGAAAAATCTATTAAAGAAATAGATGACCAGATTGTACAAGCTAATAAGTCTAATGACATACTAAAAATAAGAGAATTATCTTTACAAAAAGATTCTTTATTAGCAACACACACAGGTTTAAAAATAAATTACTTAAATAACTATACAAAAGCTCTTGTAAGAAACGAAGCGTACGCATCTGCTATTGGTGGAACATTATTTAGTTTAACTGGCAATGATGGTTTAGCAATAGGTGGTGAACTAGCAGGTGCGATACTTGAACCAACTATACATAAAAATGTAAAAAATGCGGCTTCAAGTGTAACATTTAGAGTAGCACAGCTTATTGATGGATTAAATGCTTGGTCTATGTTACCAGATGGTGCTAAAGTTTGGTCTGACAAAAACCTAAAAGCAAAATTCTTTACTGGTAATGTTGATGACCTAATGATTAGAGATAAAAAATCGGGTGAACTAAGAGCATTAAGCACAAAAGAAATAAGTCAACTAAGAGGTTTCGCAGAACTATTTGAGTTTTTACCTGTTAATGATAGAGTAAGAATACTAGCGAGAATGGAAAAGTCTCAAGAAATTATGGAGACACTTAGAAAAAGTTTACCAGAAGAACAGCATCAAAACTTAAACATGACTATAGCAGAGATGACAGGTTTATCTGTGTTAAATGCAATAGATGAGTTATCTGCTATAAATATGAAGATAACAAACATAAGACCTAATGATTTAATAGAAGCTAATCAAAATATTCTATCGTCAGTTGCACTACTAGATTCCGTAGATAGAAGAATACAAGAGATGCTAGGTAGCACACAAAACCCTAGCTCAGAACTATTTGAGTTTGGTAATAATATTGAGAAAAGCTTACAGCTATTAAGAAATGATTTATCTGATAGAAAAAACGCTTACGAACAAATCATAGGAATATACGCAGATAGTTTAAATGGATTAAACATAACTGATAACGTAGATTTAAGAAATATAAAATTTTTAGATTCTGTAAAATTACTAGAAGATTTATCTAAAAATGGTGCTACTGACCAACTAAAACTTATAGCTGAAGAAGAGCTAGGAAAAGTTACAGAAAAAATACTTGTTCATTGGAGTAATGTAGCAAAAGATTTAAATGGTATAGCAGGTAACTATACAAAAGGTTATACAGTGCAAGATTATTTTGCATCTGATTTTTATGACACACTGAAACTTGTATTTGATTTTAATGTAAACAAAGCATACAAAGCTTTAGGAGACAAGACGCAAGGTCAAACTATTGACGTTACAGGTGCTTATAGAGAGTTATCTACACTTATAGATAGAAACAGAGGTGATACTATTGGTAGTTTAGGTAATAAATTACCGCCGGGTCTATTTAATGAAAAAATGATTCGTGTTTTAGAAGACGGAGCAAACTCTTCTTTAAATAGATTCTTATTAGATAATGATAATGGCCGTGCGTCATTTGCAGGGTTTATAGATGAAGCACCAGAAAAATCTGAAAACATGGTGCAAGCAATAAATTTACTTGTAGAAAAAAATCAACAATTTACTACTGGTGATATTAACATTATCTTTGGTGCTTTAGCAGAAACTATTACACAAACCTCTAAGTATGCTAATAGAAGTCCGGGAGATATAACTAAGTTAGATATGTATGACATACTTAGAGAAAGTGGTATGGACATATCTATAAACTTAACTGTGCCTCAATCATTAAATTTACGTTCTGCTTTGTCTACCCTTAAATCAAAAGCTTTTCAAGCAGATGAAAAAGTACAAAGTTTAAATTATAGTAATATGTTAAGCGTTATTGAAAAATCTATAACTGACTCACTTAACACCAAAGAAAAAGTAGACTTATACAATACTGCTATTAACACTGCGGCTGATTTTCATAAAAGATTTGATACAGATAATTTATTATCATCTTGGGGTGAAATGGCTACAAGTCCTACTGTGTATAGAGAAACAGAAAACTTACAAGATGGAACAAATATTTCTAAAAAAAATCAACCAGACAATCAAAATTCAAAAAAAGTATTAAACGATTTAAAAATAGACGAAAACATACTTGTTCCTAATTATGTACATAAACTATCAAGAGGTGAATTTATACCTTGGAATAAAGTTTTAAATGACCCTGTGTATGCTGAAAAATGGATGCGTGAAGTTATAGAACCTATGGTTGGAAGACCAGTTAGGGCAGGAGACAACATACTTCCAAATCAAACACATATAATTGATATGGCTGACGCAGATGTGGCGACTAGAGCAAAAGTATTTAAAAAGCTATTAGAACAAGAATTAGGTTCTTATTTAAGTTTAACTGAATCTGGTAGAATGATTATGAATCCTGCAGATGTAAGTGAGTTTTTACTTTTAGCTAAACAAAAAAAAGTAGAATTACCTAAAAATATACAGTACAGAAATGACATTGATGTTATATTTAGAATATCTGATGATTTTCAAATACTTGATTTAAATAAATTACAAGAGTTAAATTTAGGTTATGTAACAGCAAGAGCTATGAATAAAACTTTTCAAGCTTATGACAAAAGAATAAATAATTTAATAAAATCAGATTTAAAGAAAGCACAAAAAACAATAAAGGTAGAGTATCAAAACATAAAAGAAAAGATAACTTTACTTAGTGATGCTAAATTAATAGCTAGATATGGGTCTAATTTATCTGACCCTAATACATTTTATAAAAATATTATTGCGGCAGGCCCGACAGCTTTTAAAGCATTAAAAACTTCACTAACTGAGGGTCAATACGCTGTTATGAAACCAGAAGAGTTTGATGAAATAGCTAAAACTCTATACAAGCAATGGTGGAATAACTCAAGCGGTATCAGAGTCATACGCCCAGATAAAGTTCAATTCGATATGATAAGTAAAGTTGATACTACCAAAGGTAGCACGGTAGCAAAATCACAACAAGCTTTATATGAGATGAACGCTAAACCTAGAAATGTTTACGAAACTAATATAGGTTTAGGTTTAGAAGAGTTAAATAAAAACCAAGAAGTTTTAGAACTTATATTTGGTAAAGAAGGAATACAAACAACTACTGAAATATTACAAGTTATGGGCGGTAAAAGTGGTATTGCTATGGATAATATTAATTTACAAAATATGCCTAAAGCTCTATCAGTAGAAAGTTGGATAAGTAGAATTTATTCAATAAATAGAGGTGTTATATCCCCTCGTTATGTTTTAACAGAGGCGGCTCTACAAAAGTACAGAGTACAAAGCACATCAATGTTAATTGACTTGATGAGTAATCCAGAAACAGCAGGCATTGTTAAAAAACTTATGACGGATGGGGTTACTAACTTAGACCCTTATCAAGATAGAAGACTACAAAAGTTTTTCCAAAAATCTGTTGTAAATGCAATTATACTAAAAGAAGTAATGAGTGAAGATGGCGAGTTTAACCTTGCTAATCCAGAAAGTTTAGTAAGTGAAGATTCGACAATAGGTAAAGCTATTCGTTATCCGTTCCAACCAGTGGATATGCAATGATGAACGCAAAAGATACAATCTGGTTTATTGGAGTAGTGCTAGCTTTAGGTGTAACTTGGGGTATGACTTCACAGCGTATTTCAGCAATGGAACAAGACGTAGACAGAATGGAACAGGCCATAGTAATGTTTACAAAAATGGAAGTTAGACTTGCTGTAATAGAGTCAGAAATAAAAAATATAAATAAGAAGTTAGATAACTAGGAGGAAACATGAATAAATTAAAAGAAATGTGGAATGGCTTAAGTAAAAAAGGAAAGATAGCCGCAAGTGCGGTAGCCGCTATTCTACTTTTAATTATCTTTAGTAACATAGTATAGGGAGAAAAATAGATGTTAGGTGGTTTACCGGTAGAAATGATTACAATGCTAGGTTCTAGCATACTAGGTGGTGTAATGTCCATCTGGGGCCAGAGTATAAAAGCAAAACAAGAAGAACAGAAAATGTTGCTTGCAAGAGCAGACAATCAAATGAAGCACATTGAAAGTGCAAGAACATATGATAACAAAGGCTTTCAATGGACAAGAAGAATAATAGCTTTAACTGCTGTATTTTTTATTATTGGATGGCCTAAACTAGTGCCTGTATTTTTTGATACAAGTGTTTATTTAACTTGGACAGAATTTACTAGAGGATTCTTATTCTTAATAGAACAAAAAGAAATAACTATGGATAAAGAATTTTTTGGAGTAGTAATCACACCTTTGGACACCCACCTAATGTCTGCAATCATTGGATTGTACTTTGGAGGTAGTCTTGTTAAAAAATAGTATTTTAATTTTATTACTTGCAATAATTACAGTATTTTCTAAACCAGTATTTTCGGATTCAACAAATGATGCAAACTCTCAAACAAATTCATCGGGTAGTAACACGCAGATTACAGGCGGTTACACATCGACTACTACCAACACCTACTCCGGTGGGCAAACAAACACAACAACGAGTACCACTACTTCAACTACAAATGGGTCAGATGTACCCGTCAACTCAGCTAATGCCCCTTCGTATTCAGCTATGTCTCAAGATGTTTGTAGCATGGGTATTAGTGGCTCTGTATCTACTCTTGGTTTTGGTGTCTCTGGCGGTAAGCATGTTCGTGACCTTAATTGTGAAAGGATAAAGTTATCTAAAGTTTTATACGATTACGGGATGAAAGTAGCGGCAGTTTCATTACTTTGCCAAGATGAAAGAGTATTTTTTGCTATGCAAATGGCAGGTACTCCTTGTCCTTTTGAGGGTAAAATAGGTAAAGAAGCATTAGAACAGTGGAATAAGTATGATGTAGAAAGACCAGATTACGATGAGTACATATCTAAATTAGAAACAAGGTCTAGAATAGATGCTGAATTAGAAGCAATAAGAATACAAAAAGAACAAGAAGAACTAGCTAGAAAGATAGCTGAGGAAAAAGCAAAGTTAGAAACTTTAAAGAAACAAGAAGAGGTAGATAACATAATTATTGAAACAGATTTAGAAACAAACGAAAAAAAAGTAATTAACATACACGCAGGATGAGGTATTTATATTACTCGATATGGCTTTCAATAGCTATATCTTTTTTGTGTATATACAGTATTGGTAATGCACAGACAATAACTACAGGTAACTTGTTACCAAATGCAAATGATGGTGTTGATTGGAACTCTAATAGCACAGACCAAATTAATTCTGCTAATTCATCTGGCTATGTTACTAATGGTTCTACTGTTGGTGGTTTTGATATTACTTGCACTAATCAATCCAACTGTGGATATAGATATAGTGTAGGTGGCGATTTTGAAGTAACTGGAACAGCAACAGTTACGGCAGATAACATAGATTTAACAAGTAATTCTATTACTCAACCTATGTTAGATAATGGCGTTACTTTAGATAGTCATATAGATGTAGCAAACTGTGAAAGCACACAAGGTAACTGTGAATCTAAAGGGGGTTCTAATGACTCTCACACTACAACTGTTACATTAAAAGACTCGAGTGGTAATACTTTATCTACTGTATCTCAAACTAGAACTGAAGTTACAGGATTTCAAGGTAACTGTAATGGTTATCCGGGTTCATCGGGTGCAGTTGCAGGTTCATGTGGACAGTATAATGACAGAATAATTTATTTAGGTTTAGGTGCTAATAAGGTAGACTGGTCTTGGACTGGCACAGATAGTAACTACACTAATCAATCTAGACAAGGGCCAAACTTACTAGGTGCAAAGCTCACTATGACTTATAATAGCATAGAGTATAACCCCATAGATGAAGATACACAAGAAGTCATAGAAGATATTGATGAAGACATAGTTGATATTATAGAGGATATCCCAGATGATTTTAATTGGTATGAAGACGATTTACCTATCTTTGAAATACCAGATGATGAATTTACTTTTGATGATACTTTTACTTTTGATGAAATATACATAGACGAACTACCTCCGATAGAAGAATTTGACATGGAGGTTTTTGAAGAAATGCCAGATATGGAAATGGTATTTTTTGAAGAAGAATTTTCTGAACCAATGATGGTAAC